CGAGCACAACCAGGACGGCTCTTTCGACCGCATGGCGCAGCCGATGGGCCCCGCCGGCGAGGCCGAATTCACCGACAGCGTCGACGGCGTGACGGCGGTTTCGCTGCCGTGGAACGCGATCATGGCGGGCGGCCCCTATACACTGACCGGCGTCGAAGAAACCAACGGCATCATCCACACCTGGACCGGCGCGAAGTTCGTCGGCCGGCCGAAGATCGACCGCCTCAAGGGTGTGGTGACCGGCATCACGATCCAGGCGCCGGTCGGCGGTTATAACGAGACGACGATCTGAGATGACCAGCGTCACCATCAAACTCGACAACCCGTTCACGCACGCGAACGTGCTCTACGAGTCGCTCACGCTCAAGGAGCCGAGCGGCTACCTTTTCATCGAACTCGGCGAGCCGCGTATTCCCGTCAGCCAGTCCAACGGCGGCGGCTATTGGGTCGAGCAGCCGGTGGCGATCAAGGCCTATTTCGAGAGATGTCTCGATCATCCGGCGGGCGTCGCGGCGCTCGCCTTCATGAGCCTCGCCGACGCCGTGAAGCTCAAATCGGCGCTCTTCGATTTTTTTCGGGCGGCGTCGGCGAGCGTTACCGACAAGCCGTAAGGGACCTGGTGTTCGGTCTCGACATGGTCGCCCTCGACGACGCTGCCCAAAAGCCCCTGTCCCAGATGATCGCGCTGCACCGCTTCGCCGCCGCCCTCGCGCCGGAGAAGCCGCCCGCCAAGCGCCGGAGACGCTGACTTGCCCGCCCTCGAAACCGTCCTGCGCATCCGCGCCGAAGACGACACCGCCGCCGCTTTCGCGAGCGTGGCGGCGAAGATCGATGCGTTGCAGGGGCAGGTCAACCGCGTCGACAAGGTGAGCGCCTCGGTAATGGCCGCCCGTGTCGAGGCCGGCGGCTCCGGTTCGTTCGCGGCGCCCGGCGCGGCGCTCGCCGAGCACGCCGCGGCGGTCGATAAGACGGCGGCGGCGACGCAGAACCTCGACAACAGCGCGACCAGCATGCTGGGCAGCGCGCTCGAATTTGCCGCTGCCGCCGTCGGCTTCAAGTCGCTGCACGACGCCTTCGCGCAGGCGACCGACCAGGCGCACGAGAATGTGCGGATGAAGGCCGCCGGCATGGACGAGAGCGAGGTGTCGGAAGCCAACGCCGCGGCGGCGGAAATCTCGCGCAAATATCCCTCGATCTCGGAATCGGCGGCGATAAACATGCTGCGCAACATGCGCTCGATCGTCGGTTCGTTTTCCGAGGCCAGCGAACTCGCGCAGGACTTCGCCAGGCTGCGGGTCGTGGCGAAAGGGGCCGACGTCAAGGCGAGTGAAGAGCAGCTCAACGAGGAATTCGACCAGCTGCTCAAGGGCATCGAAATCAAGGGCGCGACGCAGACCGAGTCCGATTTCAAGACCTATATGCAGGGCATCGCCAAGGGCCTGAACGCGTTCGGCGACACCTTGAAGCCGTTCGAATATTATTCGGCGATGAAATACGGCCGGCAGGCGACGCCGACCCTCAGCGACGAGTTCATCCTGAGCATATCGCCGAGCCTGACGCAGGAATTGCGCGGCTCCGGCTTCGGCAAGGCGGTCAGCGCCTTCAACCGCGCGATCGTCGGCAACCACCTCGAACATACGAGCTGGAAAGCGCTCGCCGATTGGGGATTGGTCAATCCCGAAGATATGGACAGGACGAAGACGGGCGAGATCAAGGGCATCCAGCCCGGAAAACATATCAAGGATTGGGAAAAGGCGCAGGCCGATCCCTACGCCTGGGTGCGCGATGATCTCGTTCCCGCCCTGGCGGCGAAGGGCATCACGGACAAGGCGGGGATCACCGCTGCGATCGGGCAGATCTTCGATAACCAGAGCGCCAGTCAGCTCGTCGATATTCTCGCCACCCAGCAGGCGCGCATCGAAAAGGATCGCGCGTTGCTCAAGGGCGCGATGGGCGGCGAGTCGGCCGAGATGTTCGGCAAGGAAGATCCCAAGATCGCCGGGACCGGCCTCTGGAACACGATCACCAACCGGCTCGCCGAAGCCGTGCCGGCCGATTTCTTCGCCCATCTGATGTCGGCGGTGTCGACGAACCTGAACCGCGACGATCGCCACTTCGATCTGCTGTCGCTGATCTCGGATTTCCGGGACGCGCTCGCGCAGCGGTTTCCGACCGAATTCGGGCCGGGCGTCGATGAGCGGGACATTCAGCGGCTCACCAAACACCGCATCGAAGAGTCCAAGCGCTACGAAGACGCTGAGCGCGCCGACCCTGAAGCGCATCGCGGCGCGGCGATGATGGGCCTCAGCGAGCGCAACGACATCGCCGACGCCGTCTCGCGGGCAAAATTCGAGACGATGGTGGCGGCCGCGCGCAGCGAGATCGCCGCGAACCTGCCCGGCGGGTCCGGCGCTGGCGGCCCGGTCGACGTGACCGGCAAGGTGACGCTTGACCCCGCCAGCAAGGCGGACGTGCTCGTGACGGTGAAGGCCGACGAGGGCTCGTTGATCCAATTCATCACCGAGACGGTGGCGCACGCGAGCGGGAGCTTGTCGGCCTCGGTCGGGCGGATGGATAGCGACGCGGCCCCGCGGCGGGCGGCTGGGTTCGGCGGCCCGCGGTAGGGGGAGGGCGGCCGAGTATTTCAACATCCGAGGATCTCATGAGCGACGAGCCCATTCAGCAATTCTTCGCCTATTCGCATCTGCCGCCGCACCTTCAAGAGACCAGCAAACCGTTCGGCGACCTCGCGACCCTACTTGTCGACACGCTACCGAGAAACCCGGAGCGCTCCGTGGCTCTGCGCAAGCTTCTCGAAGCGAAAGATGCGGCGGTGCGCGCGAAACTATTCAAGTAGCGCCCTTTCCCCGCCCCCACCCCACCCCATCCCCCGCTTCGCAGGGGAGGGGGTAACAACGCTCGGTGGTCTTTTGCGCGACTGGACCCAAACCCTCTTCCCGGCCTCCTACATGGGCGTTCCGTTCTGGGTGAAGAGCGACAAGGCGCCCGGCGGCCGCAGGCTGGCGGTGACCGAGAAGCCGGGAGTGGATACGCCCGACATCGAGGATCTCGGCAACAAAGCCAGGTTCTTCCACGTCGATGGCTACACGCTCGGCGATGCGTCGGATGTCCAGATGGCGGCGCTGACCGCGGTCTGCAATTCGGCGGGCCCTGGCGTGCTGGTGCTCCCGGCGCAGGGGCCGCAACTCGTGCATTGCGAGGATTTCGAACCCTCGCGCGATAGGGACAAGATGGGTCGGTTCGGCTTCACCGCCAAGTTTATCCTGGCTGGCGTATCGCCCTCGGTCACGCCGCCGGAATATCTGGCCCAGCTCGCCTTCGACGCGGTCGGCGCGCTGTCGGGCGCGGCGTCAGGCTTCCTGTCGGGATTGTCGCTATGAGCCGGCCGGGCTGGGTGCTCGAGGGCGTCGTCTCGGGTCTGCAAGGCGTCGTCGCGCAGCTCGAGGCGATCTATGCGGCCAACCAGATCGATTCCGCCACGGCTGCGGCGTTCACGCTCGCCGTCGCCACCGGCCCTTCGATCTCGCCGACGACGCCCGCGCCGACCTCGACCGTCACCGGCCTCTATGCGGCCTTCGTCGCGCTCTACGATATTCTGCCCGCGCTCGTCTCCGACGTGACGGGCATCGACCCCAGCGTCGGCCCCGGCCTGATCGCGCTCGCCGAGGGCCTCGCCGCGGCGATGACGCCCTCGAGCGCGTCCTCCGCCTTCGCGCTCGCCGCCGATCTCGCCGCCGACGCGGCCGCCGCGGCGATCGGCGCGACCGACAACAGGCAGGCGTTCGCCGCCAACGCGGAACTTATTCAGCGCTTCACGCGCTTCGTGTTTCTCTCCGGCTATATCGAGGGCTTGGTGACGCAGAGCTACGCCACGCGCGCCGCGGCGATCACGGCGCGCGCCGATTGCGTGCAACGCTTCCAGCGCGAATTGGAGCTCTGCGGGCTCAGCTCCGATATCGGCGTCGCCAATGCGCTGACGCAGATGCGCGATACGGCCGTGGCCTATCTCTCGCAGGCGATCGTCAACGCTCAACCCGTGCTGACGGTGACGACGCCCGTGCAACTGCCGGCTTTGTTCCTGGCCTATCGGCTCTATCAGGATCCAACCCGCGCCAGCGAATTGATCGCCCGCAACGGCGTGTCGTGCGCGGAGCTGATGCCGCTGACGTTTGAAGCGCTCGCGGCATGAGGGAAGAACGGCAGTCGGCAGGTCGGCAATCGGATTATCGCGTTAACGTTTTCGTTAAACTGACCGGGATGCTTGTCTTGCCGCCTTTCCCCGACTGCCGACTGCCGACTGCCGACTGCCGCCCCCATGCTTGAACACGTTTCCATCACCATCGGCGGCGCGCCGTTCACTCTCTGGGACGAAGTCGTCGTGCATGCGTCGGTCAAAGAGACGTGCCGATCGGCTTCGGTGACATTTCAGGATTCGGTCGCGGCGCCGGTCTGGCCTTCGCTGTTCATCGGTCAGCCGGCCTTCGTGGTCAGCATCGCCGACGGGCCGATCTTCACCGGCTTCGTCGAGCGCGCGGCTCCGAAGCTCACGCCCAAAACCTTCATGGTGACGCTGAGCGGGCGGACCAAGGCGGCCGATGCGCTGGATTGCACGGTCGATCATACCAAGCCCGATTATGTGAATTCGCATGTGCTGGCGGTCGCGCAATCGCAGGATCGGTTCGGCATCGGCTTTGCGGCCGATTTCACGCCCGATGGGTTCGATCGCTGGCGGCCGAACCCCGGCGACCCGCTGTTTCATTCGCTCGTGCCGCTGGTCGAGGAAGAGGGCGCGACCTTACACGGCCTCGGCGACGGTTCGATCAGGATCACGCGCGCCGGCGAGAGCGCCACGCCGCAATCGGGCGCGCTGGTCTATGGCGTCAACATCTGGGATCTGGACGGCGAGTTCGACACGTCCGCGCAGCATTCGCTGATCAAGTGTCACGGCCAAAGCTACAAGGGCAACGGCGTGCAGAACATTGCGATCGTCGCCGAGGCCAACAATGCGCTGGTGACGCGGTTCCGGCCGTTCGAGGAACATCACGATCGCCACACCGATCGCGACCGCCTCAAGCGCCGCGCCAAGCGGCGCAAGGACAAGGAACAGGGCGAGGGCGTCAGGTGCTCCGGCCGTCTGCGCGGCTGGCGCGATCCCGGCGGCGGCCTGCTGACGCCGGGCAAGCTGATGTTCATCACCGCGCCCCCGCTCGCGCTCTCGCAATACATGCTGATCGAAAGCCTGACCTATCGCCAGAACGGCAAGACAAGCGGCGGCACGATCGCCGGCCTGCATTTCGTCGATCCGCGCGCCCATGGCGGGAAGGCCCCGAAAGTGTCGAAAAGCGGCAAGGCATGGGGGTTCGATGATTCGGAAGCGGAGTGAACGGCAGTCGGCAGGTCGGCAGTCGGCAGTCGGGAAGGGGCGCGTCAACCTCCGACTGCCGCCCCCATGAACGCTCATCGCTCCCAACTACTGCGCGCCATCCTCGTGTCGGTCGACGACAGCGGGCCGCAGCAGCTGATGCAGCTAACGGGGCTCGACGGCCAGACGATCGGCGAGGCGGTGCGGTCGCAGCCGTTCGGCTTCTCGAGCGTGCCGCTTATCGGGGCCGAGGCGCTGATGCTGGCGCTCGGCGGCGGTCACGATCGCATGCACGCGCTGGGGGTCGAGCACCCGCAGCACAGGCCGACGGGCACGCCGCCTGGCGGCATGGTGATCTATGA